GTTCCCCAAACTCCTTATAACCCTTCTCTGCTGATTCCTCGCCACACAGGACCGAGCCGAATCCAACGTACGACGAGTGATTGGATTTCTTATGTAGGTTCTCAACACGCAGACTTCATTCTGCAGACGGGTGCTGTAGCTGGCGACAAGACTTTGTTGAATGGCAAAGTTCTTACATCCACACGGCTGTGCAACTGCACTAATACGAATGTAGAAGTGAAGACGACTGGTTGCAAGAAGTGTTCAGTTTATATACATAAAACTATTCAGTAAGAAACAATAAGATGGCAGGCATTATGCAATTAGTAAATAAAGGTGCGCAAGACCATTTGGTAACGGGCAATCCTTCATTTACGCACTTTCGTTCAGTATATAAACGTCACACGGACTTTGCGATGGAGCATTTTCAGCTTCCTTTTAGAACTACAAATTTAAACATCACTCAGTCAGGAACTCTTACGCTAACTGCAAGAGTGGAGAGGTATGCACAGCTTCTTCACGATTGTTATCTAGTTGTAACAATGCCAAACATTTACTCTCCAGTAGTACCAACATCTCCAGGAGCGTCTTATGCAAATTTGAATCCAAGTTCAGAAGCAATCGGTTATGAGTTTGCTTGGTGTCGTAACTTGGGATACAACATGATTGCAAACGTATCTGTAGTTATAAATGGACATCCAGTAGTAACACATACTGGAGAATGGATGAAGCTTTACGCAGATATGAATTTTGACCGAAATAAAAAAGATATTGTTGACGTGATGGTAGGAAACGTTCCTGAAATGTACGATCCTGCAAATGCGTATGACCGAATCAATCAGTACCCTCACGCAATTCCAAGCCTAACAACTCCGCCCGAACCTTCAATTGCTGGCAGAATTCTGAGCATTCCTCTGCATTTCTGGTTCTGTGAAAAGGTGGGCACTGCTTTACCACTCGTAGCTCTTCAGTACTCGCAAGTTGATATTGTTGTTGAGCTTCGAAACATGTACCAGCTTTTTACTGTGAGAGAAGTACGTCCTAATTTAACAAATACTGGGAAGAGAGTTGCACCCGATTCGTCTTCTACTGTTTACAACATGACCAATTTTTTGTCGCCTCCGACTGGAAATGGACCAACAGATACTAGTCTGGTTACGTGGAGTCTGAATCCGTACATTGAGGCAAATTACATATTCCTTTCCGACGGAGAGCACGTTCACATTGCAAAGAACGAGCACTCGTTCATAATTAACCAGCTCGATATTCAGGAAGTAAATGGACAGTATGGCCCTACAAACGATGTTCCTGTTCTGATGAAAAATCTTTGCACTCAACTTGTGTGGATTGCACAGCGAAGCGACCGTTATATGTATAACGATTACGACAACTACACAAACTGGGACGATATTTACCGTCCACCTCCGAATGCAAATGGCGCACAGCTTCCTACAACATACTTCTTATCGTCTGGTGCAGCTATGAACACAAACGTTTCACAGAGAGAAATTCTGCTCCAGTCAAATTTAGTTCTTGACGGCAAAGACCGTTTCTCACCAAAACCTACAGAGTTCTTTTCGCAAATAGAGAATTACCGTCACCATGCAGGAAGAACTATTACGGGTATTCCAGGAATATATTCGTACTCGTTTTCGTTAGACCATCACACAGGCCAGCCGAGCGGTCATATTAACGGTTCAATGTTTAATAAACCAATTTTGCGAAACAGCTATGTTCAACCCCCGTATACTCTTGCATTAGAAACCACAACTACTGTGTGTATTCTAAAAAGTACTGCAAATTCAGCAAACCCTACTATTGTAAACCCAAATGCAGTTGATAAACGCGGCAACCTTATTTACAAACCTGGGGAACTTCTAACTGTAATTCGAAAGCAAGACGCACAGACCTATTTGTACACATATAATGTTCGTATTTTTGTAGAATCGTACAATTATTTGCGAGTTATTGGAGGTGTGGCGTCCTTGGTATTCAGTTCTTAATCGAAATATAGTATAATATGAGCAGCGGACTTACTATACTCTCCGCACGATATGGTGCTGATTCGACAACAGTTGATGTAAAGTCCGCAGTTTCATCACAAACAAAGGATGGAAATGTAAGTTTAGTTGTAAGTCCGAGTGCTCTAAATGTTGATGACCCTGTGCCAGGACAACCCAAAACTCTAACTGTAGAATACAGCATTAATAATGGAAGTTCGAATACAACATCTGTGAAAGATGGAGATTATTTGAAAATAGATGCACCTCCAGAAAGAAGTGCTTCAGGACTTCAAATTGTTAAAGCAGAGTACGGTTACCAAGGTAACTTTGAAGATGTTACAAGTGCAATACAAAATTATGTTTCAAATGGGTCTATCTCGATTACAGTAAGTCCGAGCGCTGCAGGAATTCCAGATCCTAATCCTGCAAAGAAAAAACTCTTAAAAGTGGATGTTACGATTAATGGAGCATCTTCAAGTTACAGCATTCCTGACGGTCAAAAATTCACGCTTTCAGCTCCTCCAGTAAATAGTGACGCAAATACTCCAATAAGTAATAATATAGACTCTATTTCTTCAACTATTTGGAAATCTATTTGGAACTTAATTTACTACACATTCTTCATATCTGCGATATTTCTTGCAATGGATTTCGGCGAACTAAAGTTTGGAACGGGAGGTAAGTGGGGATTTGCTGCGTTGACCTTTTTAAGTAAAGGATGGTTTCCAATTCTCATTCTTCCTGGAATCATCTTTTGGTGGAGGATGTTCTCTAGTGTAGATGTCTATCCTATCAATTAAAAAGGTTTTTCCTTTATTCGCTGTCAGAAGACTCTTCCTGCATCATCTCTTTAAAGTTGGCGACGCCAGCATAACCCTTAAAAGAGTTTGAGGCAGCACCTTGGCAGATGCGGAATGTTTTCTTGCCGACACCGTACATAATACCGTTGAACTTTGTGTTCACGAATTCTTCCGATGGGTCTTCAGGAGGTCCAGTTACGAACCGTCCATCAGCATCTCTATAGATGCCAGGCGTGCTGCCGACTTCTAGGTTGAGCAGCTCCTGGAGCTCCTCGATTGGGAGCTCAACAGGTGATTCTTCTTCCGTATCGTCAGGGGCGGTTTCGCCGTTAAGCTTGCGCAGCTTAGCGCGCTCGGTCTCGAGCTGCTTACTGCGCTTCTTTCGGTTCTCTTCGGGCTTTGATTCGTCGGCAATGTACTTCTCGGACAGAGCAATTTCGTACTCTATCTTTTGAATCTCGTTCATTTCAGACTTCTTCAGCTTTCTTGCAGGAACTTCCTCATCGGGGGCGCCTGCACCTGCTTTGGCCTTCTCGACTTTGACAGTCGTGGTCTTTGCAGATTTCTTCTTCGGCTCTTTCTTCAGAGCCGCAAGCTGTTCTTTCAACTCAGTATTTTTCTCTTCAAGCTTTGTGATTCTTGCATCTTGTGCATCCACGCGCTTTGCAAGTGCTTCAAACTGAGCCTTTGACATCTTGTGTTTTCGTGTTTCAAAATAAAAACTAGAAATCCGTTTTGCGTTTTAGGGTCTCAAAACTAGTGGCTTTCAAAGACAAATGTCCAGCACAGAATTTGCCAAGACTCATTTGCGAGAACATCTTGTAAGTTTGGTAGTTCCTCCTGTAAGTGATGGTTTCTGGAGTATTTACGATTCTGCAAAAGAAGTTTGTGAACGCAACGGTCAGCTCGACCAGGTTCTGCGAACGTTTCAGAACATGTTGACAAAAATTCCAGATTGGACTGATTCTACCTTAACTAAAGAAGTCGAACGAATTGTAAAAATTACCAAGTGCTCTTATATGGATGATTTGCTGATGGGTGTGTTTATCTCGTACATGCGTTCGTTTGCAAGCCTTCATTACCGCGGCTCTTCGTCTGAAATCAAGATTGACTTTAATCGCCCCAGCTTTGCAAAATTTGTGCACGAACTCTACAAACATTCGGGACGCAAGTTGTGGCAGGTTGCTTATTACTTCAAGACTATTGGTGTAAGTTCCGAGCAGCAGGCGCGTAATCGACAGGAAATTGAAAAAGTCGTCACCGATTGTATGGAACAAGTTATTCGTGCATTTCTGCCATGGGAAGCGATTGCCAAGAAGTACTTTGCTGACGAAGAACTTGACGAAGACGCTCCTACCCCAGCTCCTGCACCTCTACCTGCAAAAGAAGAACCAAAACATCAGAAAGTACAATTTGATGAACTAGAAGATGAGACAGAAGATGACGAAGAAGAAAGCGAGGAGGAGGATCTTCCTACAATTAAACTTTCCGAAGAAACTGCAGAACTTGATTTCAAGGATTTGGATGAGCCTCCTAAACCAGAAATTCCAGTGGTTATAAAACTTCCCGAGATTCCGAAAGAAGAGGACCCTCTCAAAGAACTGGAGTCACGTGCGTCGGAGTCTCTCGTTCTAAACCTGTAAACTTAACCTTATTTTCGAAATAAATGATGATTGTAATTGCTTCGGTTGCCGTGGCAATAGTTTGCTTTATTGTATACACACTTGAACGGCGCTCAAAGGAAGCGCCCATCGAGTGGATTGATGCTGCAAAGCTCAGCTTGTTTGGTGGTCTAATTACTGCAGGGGTTGTGTTTGCTACTTCCACAAACGTCATTGCTGACACAATGAAAAATATGGAAATTCCTGCAGTCCAAGACATGTTTGTGGGAAAGCCCAGTTGGTAAACAACTAATTGGGTATAGGAGGTCCATTATCTAGATCGTCGCCGTACTTAAAGAAGCATGCGATTTTATCGACTGTCTGAGTATACGCAAGCGTCCAATTCTCTGGACTTTTATAATATATTCCGTATCGGTATGTGGTATCATATCTGTACGCCTCAAGAAACCCGAGAACGTACTCGACATCCTGATCGCTCAAGTCATCGACTGAAAAGACATGATCTCTCAGTATCTTTTCCTTGTCTTCTGCGGTAAGAGTATACAGTACCATTTTTAGGATAAAAACTTTTGTTTTATAAAATTCGTTTTAGGCATCAATGCAACACACAGAACTACCTGCAGGAACAGAATCTACCTTAAACATTTTCAAATCACTAATTTCACTTCGTGGAACGGCATCCTTACAGAAGCGTGCAATCGCCTTGTAAAGATGAAACCCATGATACCTATCGTGCTTCAGATCCTTCTTTCCGAACATTACTGACGAACCGTCTTCTAATTTGAGCCATTTCGTAAAGAACTTGAAAACAGTGTTGTCACGGTAATCCAGACACTCGGGACCTTCAGGAAACAGGTCCCAGAACATGGAAGTTGCAAGTCGTACAAGATCAAACGAAGGATTCGGTTTTATCATCGGATGTTTGGGCAAATATTCTGGTTCACAATTATACTGTCCTGCTGCCTCTTCGTCAATATTGAAATGATCGCTCATGAACACTTTAGGATCTTTCATTCCCACGACACGGACATTTGCAACACACCGCTCAAAATCAATGATCTTAATGAGTTTTCCGTAAGTTGGAACTTTATAAAACTTTCCATCACAATTATAGTAAAAAAACTCCTGGTCTGTTGAAACATACATAACGTTATTGGAATGCAAATCATTATGCGTAAAAGAAAACGTACGCTGAGCGAATGCAAGCGCAAACATGACTTGCGCCAACCACGCAAGATGTTTGGATTCATCTGAAACTGAAGAACAAAGCTCAAAGAAAGTTCCGTCGCATTTCTCCATTAAAGTCATTTGAACTGGCACATTCTTGAACGAAGCCCAAGCAAAAGGTTCGCCTTCAGAGTCATCATCGTCTTCTTCATCGGAATCACAGTCGCAGGATTTAACTGCAAACACATAAGACGTTGAAACAGAAGAAGAATCAGATTCATCGTCATCATCTTCATCTTCACCGCTGATAACACGAGACATATCTGCAGGAGCACTATCTGGAAGACCAAGCGCAGGATACTCTTCTACATCTTCTAATTCCACGTCTTCTCCTAGTGCAACAGACGCTCTAGCTGTACGAGTATGTGTGAACATCGCGTCTCCAATTTCATCTGCAAGTTTCATTTCAAATGTTTTTCCGATATTCTGCGAAAACCAGGACCTGTCACACAAATCACCGTAATCGTCCGAAATATCTATAGTATGCTTATCGGAAACGCCAATGAACAACCCAAATACTTTTGGAAAGTGCTGGCATCCTGATTCAGAAAGAACTGCAGATACGAGAGCACCTACGTAAGCAGCGTTTCCAGAGTTCTGGATCTTCTTTTGCATTTCAAAAAATTCTTCCGATAAAGAAGGAAGTCCAAACGAAGTTCCGTAATCTCCCTGCATCCACTTATAAGGGCTGAGAAGCATAGTGATTTTCTTGTGAACTTCGACAGTCTTTCCAGAAGAAGTCTTTATGGTATTCTCGTCGACTACCGAAACAATCTCTTCAGAAAACCTGAAGCCAAACTCTTTGGGGTTAGAAAGAACTTCAGTTTTAAACAATCTTTCAATTGGAGGAAAAAATGGCTGGAGATGGTCGATGTTCCAGTGCTGTTTTGAAACGCTTCTTATCTGCTTCATATCGTATCGATGGACCATCAATGGAACAGGAGTAGTTCTCAAATCTGACTGCTTTCGTTTCCCCATATATTATCCAGAGGGGTTAAAGCAAATCGAAAATATTCACGCACAAAACTAAGGATGGCTCTTAATTTTCAGATCAAAAAATTCAATATTGATATGTTAAAAGACCGTTGTGAAATCGATTCTCGCAAATCTCCGATGATTGTTATTATTGGAAAGAAAGATACGGGAAAATCTTTCTTAGTTCGCGATATTCTCTATAATGCCCAGCACGCTTTTCCAATTGGAACAGTGATTTCAGGAACGGAAGTAGCCAACGAGTTTTTCCAACATATGGTTCCTTCCAAATTAATTCACGACAAGTACAGACCTGAAATCGTGATGGGCGTGATAAAACGTCAGCTCGGTGCTAAAACTGCCCGAAACGAAGAGAAAAAGAGATCAGGTGGAAGTTCATCTGCGGATCCTCGTGCGTTCCTTATTCTCGACGACTGTTTGTATGACGCTTCGTGGATAAAAGAAGAATCGACTCGTTACGTTTTCATGAACGGTCGCCATATTGATTTGATGACAATCATTACCATGCAGTACCCTCTTGGAATTACACCCAATTTGCGCACGAACGTCGATTTTGTGTTTATTCTGCGCGAATCTATCGTGAATAACCGTCGCAGAATTTACGAGAATTATGCGGGTATGTTTCCAACGTTTGAAATGTTCTGTCAGTTCATGGACCAGTGTACGGAAAACTTTGAGTGTCTGGTGATTTGCAACGGAGTTCAGTCGAACAAATTAGAAGATCAGGTGTTTTGGTACAAAGCATCTGATCATCCAACGTTTCATTTGTGCGACGATTCGTTGTGGGTAGATAATAAACCTTTCTCAAGCACGATGTTGGCGGCAGACGAGTACAGCGTTGATTCCATGCGCAAAAAGAACTCGGGGCCATGGGTGCATGTAAAAAAGACCCCGTAGGAGAGGTCTATAAATCGCTCATCTCGTCGATGAGCAACTGAATGGCTACAAAATCCATTTTAATGAAAAATTTTCCTTTCTTTTTTGTTTTGTTTTTTGTTTTTTGAAATATGCAACATTATACACTCTGGCTTAATCATCATGCCTCTTTGCCACTATTTATTTCACGCCACAGCCTAAACATAGTGCCAGCGGCAGAATGGGCTGCAGTCGCAATGCCCAAAGCTGTATTTGCGACTTCAGATGCTTGTTCAACAAGCACTGACCCTCTAGTAAGCACCTTTTCGACGGGGCGCTGCTTGAGTTCGGCATTTTCAGCTTTGAGCTCATCTATGCGAGCTTTGAGTTTTTCATTATCTGCCAAAGTCTTGATCAGGAAACCTCCTAGACCAACGACTGTAATCGACAATAACCACCACGTGAGCACACCCCAGAAAGGGGATAGGTAAACCATGATGGGAAGAAAGAAGCTTTTGACAGGGACGACAGGAAGCTAGAATCGCTTAAAGCTGTTATCACAAGTGTCAAAAGACACAAAATACTTGTTGTTAATTTAAAAAATTCCGTTTTAACGGCGAACAGTCTTGCGGCGGTGACGGCGCGCCTTCTTGGTATGACGGCGACGGCCACCCTTTACGTATTTTGAACCTGGCGCAGAAAGAGATTTTGCACGCGCACGGCCTTCAGGGCTGGCAAGAGCCGACAGATGGGTAATGCGAGCCATGTTTGGAACTTTTGAGCTAACAGCACTTACTAACTCCGTATCATATTGTGAAGGCATTTATATTTAACGAGTAAAAATTAGAGATCACGCGGTGCTCCTCCCTCCGAAGGATGGACGGGCATCTGAATTGCAGCGCCAATATCTGAAGTATCCGCGACTCCCGCGTCAGCCTTTGCATCTTCAAGCGCCTTCTTACGTCGCTCCTCATTCTCCTTCTTCTGAGCCTGAATACGTTGAGTCTTCTCTTCTTCAAAGAAGATTTCGCGGTTCACCTCGTTCTCTTTGTACTTGCGCATGAGCTCATTAAGTTCCTTCTCAGCATACTCAACTTCAGGCATCAGGTTCTCAGAAGGATCCCACGGAAGCCAGGCGCCAACCTTGCCAATATAGAGATTGTCGTTAGGGTATCGGCGCTGCAGAACTTTAGCAAATGTTTGAGCTTCCTCCAGATTCGCAAAGACGCGACGAACTTTTACGCCACGCACATTGGTTTTGAAATCGGTCTTTTCCGTAAACTCCGCCTCCAACTCTTTTTCCTTCTTAAGCAAAAAGATTTGGTACTGTTCGTGAATATCTGTTTTCAGAATAGCCTCATTATGAACCTTCTTGAACTCATCAAGATCCTTGAAAAGGTCGTCCACCTTGAGCGAATATTTCTTTGCAAGAAATGCCATCAGAGTCTCAAGACCCTTAATCTTCCAATCGTACTCGAGCCATTCTACAAACTTTTTGTTCATAAACTCGTTCTTCTGCGTAATCACCTTCTCAGGCGAAATGAACGAAATAATACTGTATCTCTGAGTGGGGATTTCGGGATCCTCCTCCAAATAATCAATACGAGTTCCATCATCTTCAAGTTTAGGAAGGGTCTCGCGAGGCATTTATGTTTACTATTTCAAGTGTGTTAAAGTTGGTGCATTTAACGTAAAAAGTGCTGTTCTCAGCACTTACATCGTTGACACATCGGGGCCTAGTTTGGACTGTGCATCAATTCGTGCCCAACAGGTCTTTACCCAGTCAATGAGGCTGTTCCACTCTGCTTGGGCAGTAGCGTAGTCGGCTCTGAGACTGGCGATTTGTTCCTCCACTCCTGGAGGATATTTCGGCTTTTCTTCCTCTTCGTCGTCACCTCGACCCCCCATCATCATGAAAGGGTCGTGATATTTTGCGCGGGGCTGTTTGAGCCTTTGCTGGTAAAGCTTGTCGAGACTATCGGGAATCTCTCCAAGCCTTTTCAAAAGCTCCTCACCGCGCTCTGGTTTCGTGTAGACATAAATGTGTGCAGTTGCAGCAATAATTGCTCGGTCACCTGCATCAAACATCGATGAAGACGTCATTCGCGGTTTGCAGGTTCACTCCTAAGAGATCCCCCGCGTAATATTTGAAGATTTTAACAAAAAAAATCCGTTTTAAACTGAGGTATTAGGTTTGCACTGACCTATTCCAAGAGTCTGTTGCATCATGATTGGCGCCTTACAACCCTTGCAAGGGCATTTGGAATGTTCATGTCCAAGAATATGTCCCATTTCATGCGAAACCATATATTGACGGTAATCGTCTAATGAAAGCTTGCTTTTAGAAGAACCATGAAACCATCGTTCTGCGTTGAGCCAGATCTTGTTTCCTCCCAGAATTGCACAAGAAAGATTCTTATCTAATCCGCACTCAGAAGTAATTGTTTCATTTGAAGAAACACGAATATGAACTTTTTCCCCATTAAGAACCCCCTCAAAGTAGTACCCACGTTTACCCCAACCATCGGGGTCGTTCAAATAAACTAAGATTAAAAATATTATTTGTGATGTATGTGTAATCTTGTACTTTCGAACAACATCGTCATCAACAGTTATTTTTACACGAATTATCATTTTTTATCTAATCATCTGTATAAAATGCCAGAACAAAAATCAGTTGCTCAACCAACGGGTATTGATATGGGCGATCTCATGTCGCGAGCGATTAAGTATGCGCTAGAAGGTCTTGCGGTAGCTATTGCGGCGTACCTCCTCCCAGGCAAGGGACTTAAACTTTCGGAAATCGGTATGATTGCCATGGTCGCTCTCGCAACGTTTGCGATTCTTGATATTTATGCACCTAGTGTAGGTGCATCTGCACGTACGGGCGCGGGCTTTGGTATTGGCGCGCACCTTGTCGGGTTTCCTTAGGAAAGGGATTCCATAAATTTATTCATTAAAACACTCAATTCACTATAAATAACATCTCTAGTCTGGAGAACAGAAACATTTCCATTCTCCAGAAGTTCTATAACTATTTTTTGTTGTTGAGTGCCTATAAATGTAATTTTGTAAAACAGAGGACCTTCATATTTTTGATGCAATGTATTATATTCAATACCATGAGTATCTTTCATAAATGCAACTGTAGTTTGAAGGGCTGTATGAACTTTATTATCCATGAAGTTTTTTGGAATAAAAACATGATTATTTTCAATCCGTTTCTTTAGACAGAGTCATATCCTGCAGAATCATAGTCCATTTTGGTTATGAGAACTGTTGCGGTGACAATTACTTTTGCCGATGCATAGTCCTCCCACCACGATTGCAGAAACATTGCACGTCGAAATACAACACTATCTGGTTCACTTATAAAGTACTTAATAATAATGTACTTGGATATTATGATATCCATAAACCACCGAATGCTTTCTTCGACATTATAAGTGACTGGAATTCGCCTATTGTTCATGTAGATATTGCTGTTCTCTTCAGTTACAACAAGTAACAAAGAAAGCTTGGTCTTATCTTGAAACTCAACAAGGACGCTTCCAACTGGTTTATGAACCATCTTATGTCATAAGAAGTTAGGTTTAAGTAGACTAAATTCGTTTTAAGAAATGAATAAGCAAAAGATTCCAAAAGCTATACGCGAACAAGTTTGGCTCAAATGTTTTGGAAAAAGATTCGAGTCAAAATGTTTGACACATTGGTGCACAAACACCATAACCGTTTTTGATTTTCAGTGTGGCCACGATATTCCTGAATCAAAAGGAGGACCAACTGTTCTTTCAAACTTATATCCTATTTGTTCACGTTGTAATCAATCTATGAGCAATAACTACACTTTTGCGGAATGGAATAATATAATTCCGCAAAAATGGAACTGTTTTAAAAGATACGTGTGTTGTTGTATAAAATGGACGCCGTACGTTACTGTGGTAAGTGGTACAGAATCAATCCAAAGCCATATGAACCCGAACGCCAAACAAACACTATAGCCTGGATGCTTATTCGAGAACCTCTTCTGCTAAAAGAAGAAGCTTATCGCAAATACTTTGAGAAACAGCGCCAAGAAGCTAAAGTTTTGTACCCAACATTTAACAAGGATGGAACTTCTTAGTACTGTAGGTATTCCATTTGCTGTGGCACTAGTTGTAGTAGTGGGATTTGGTCTGATATATTATTTTGCTACTGGAATAGTACCTGGTTCACGAACAATTGTAACAACGCCTCCTGTAGAAAATGGGATGGACGAAACTCAAGCAAAGTTTATGTTTTTTTACACGCCTTGGTGTCCCTGGTGTAAAAAGGCTCAGCAACCGTGGGCTTCAATGAAAGAGCTTCTCAAAAATTCACATTACACGTATGGTTCTAAAAGTGTATTTATGGAAGAGGTAAATTGTGATTCGGATAAAGGAAAGGCCGCTCTCTATAAAATTTCAGCGTATCCAACC